TATCTTTCTAAATTAGTTTGCTTTCGCTTATCTTTAGTTTCCTGCGCCGTTAGCACAGCGTCAGGAAAAAGCAACCTATACTCTTCAGTTGTCATACCGTGCGTTTTAAGGTGCTGTTCAAATATGCGACTTAGTCTTTTACCACATATTCTACATGTCACATAATCTATATTTTCCACTTTATCGTGGTAGTAGAAATCATAGCAGTCTTTATTTTTTGACAAATGACGATATAAATTATCTTTTATAGCAAAAGACTTACCACAAAAATCACAGCGGTATGATTCTTTATTCATCGCGATCAACACCATAATAAAATCTTTTAAATTCGTCAATTTGTTCTTTTGTATAATACCTTCTGTTATTAACCGTACGAAAAGCTTTTAACTTACCAATCCTGTCCCAATACTGTAAAGTACTTACAGCTACATTTAACATAACTGAAACTTCTTTTGGTTTTAATATTTCCATTATAATCATTCTCCTTAATTATATATAGTATTATATAGTATATATATAATTAAGTTATATTTTTTAACGATTTTTTTGTTTTCCTTTTTTCATTTGATTTGTGATGTCAGGAGATGGTCCCCATTCACGTACAAGAGCTCTGCTAAAATCAACGTACATGCGAAAAGTTTCGCCACTCTCACCGTCACGATTTTTAAACACATAAATAGTGGAAACATGTTGCCGGATGTCAGCGGGGGTGGAATTTATAGTAATTCCGCAGTCGATAACTCTCGCGATGGAATATGATTCGGCGATATTAGCCTCGGTCAATATTTTTCCTGCTTCTAATCTTTCTAAAGAGTCCCTGTTCAGCTGTGTCGCCGTAACTATGGGTACCTTAAACTCAATTCCTAGATTTCTAACCTGGTTGTAGATAGCGTCTAACTCAAATCTCCTGTCATTGTAGTGGTGTGTAGACCGCATGATGTCAGCGTAGTCGATTATAACTATGTCCGGAACAAAGTCCTTGACCATCTCGAGCCTTTTTATAAACGTCGCGACGTCGACGGCAGTTACCGTGTCCGACGGGTACCGCTTGATGATTAGTCTCCCTAAGTGGTTGTTTAGTATCTCCTTAAGCCTCTCCACGGCTTTCTTAGAGTTTAGCTCATCCTTAGTCAACCCTAGTAGCCTCATGTCATACCGCTGAGCCGTAATCTCTTGAGACATCTCCAATGAGATGTGTAGCACGTTCTTCTTCTGTAGCAAGACGTTAGCCCCGACGTTGATGAGGTACATTGACTTCCCGCTGTGGGCGGGTCCCGTAAAGGTAAACACCTCCCCGATGCCGAACCCACCGAAAATCTGGTCAAACTTCTCCCAACCGGTAGAAATCCTTGGAATCTCCTGCTTGTCCTTCCTCCGCTGCCACCGGTTTAGTATCTCATCGTCGTTGTAAGCGTCGATACCGAAGTCGTCTAGAGAAGCTCCTATCGTCAGAGCCTTTTCTATCCTGTCCTTAACGTTCGGGTGCTTCTTAGGGTCACCCAAGTCGTCAATCGACTCGTATATAGCTCTCTTAAGGGCTTGGCAGCTGATGAAGTTTCTTATGTTGTCTTCAATGTATTCTAGAGTCGACGTTGCGATTCTCTTGTGGTTGAATATCTCGTTTAGTGTTTCGTCGAGTGTTTCGGAGTGGTACCTAGTCGACAGTAAGTCCTTCAGCGCTTCCTTCGTCGGCATGCCGCGGTACTCTTCGTAGAAATCTTGGATACCCTTAAATATCTCGGAGTACTCTTGTAGGTCAAAACTTCTATGGTCGGTTAAGACACCTAGCCTCTCGAATATCTTCGGCTCCTGAATCATTGCCGCGATGATCTGCTTCTGAAACTCAGGAGAGAACGAGAAAGTATCTGGGTTCCAGCCACTTATGTTAGCCATGACTTCACCCTTCCTACTTAAACATACTCATTAATTTTTCTAACGTAATCTCCGACTCGTCCAACTCCTTGACTTTACTGACAAAGACATCCTCAAACTCACCCTTAAAAATGTCTACTATCTCATAGTACGAAATGTCAGGGTTAAGCTTCTTGAGTCTAAATAAACTGCTAACGTTTGACTGCAGCGACGGTGTAAGCCTGTAAAAGTCCTCGGACTTCTTGTTAGGAAGGTGCTTGTTCAACTCTTCGGACAGCCTTTCCCTCTCCTTGTACTTGTAAAATAACGGAGCCACTTTTGTGGAGAATATTACGCTGCTAAGTGGAGTCTCTTGGTTAGGTATGTTAGCGTGTACCGCTACGTCTCTCCAGTTTCGAAACATCACGTTGAGGTACTCTTCAATGTTTACACCGTCGGTTTCTTTTACAAAGTTTAGAATCTGCCGCCATGCAGGCTTAGAGTTAACGTACTCGTTAATCGTAGCGTACTTTCTAGGAATCTCAATCGTGTTAGTTCTTGGGACAGCAATCTTCCCTCTGTTAGACTTAGTGTACTTGTACAGGATTCTGTTGTACGCTTCCGTGACTCTCGCTAGCAGGAGCAAGCGCGCCTTGTCCTTGTTTAGCCTGTCGGGTAGTAGCGTAAGCTTACTCACCGTATCCGTACCTCTTTTTGACCAAGTACTTGATAAAGTTTACTAGATCGTCAGCCTTGTAGTAGCGAGTTAGACTGTCGTTCTTTAACTTTGTCTTAACTATCTTTCTTACGTAACCTACGGCTCGGCGAGACCACCTACCGTCGTACGCAACGCTGCTGTCGTCTTTACGAATGTAGTCTCTATACTTACTCTCAATGTACAAGACAACGGTGTTTATAAACTCGTAGAGTCTGTTTATAAGCATAGTATAAAACATCTTTTCAGAGAGTATAACACCGCTGTAGCTGTTGGTAAAGTTAAAGTCTACATCGGTTGAAAGATTGATATCCTTAATTAAGTCGTCAACGGCATTCTTATTGTTAACGAAGTACGCTACAGCGTCTCTTACGCTACTCAGGTAGTTGTAGATTATGTTAATTGTGTCGTCTACTCCAAGGGTAGCACTGCTGCAGGAGGGGTTTAGTCTTAGCTTACTATTTAGATCATACGTGTCGTCTACGTACAAGTTCGCCCACTTCATACCCGAAGACATCACGGCATCGTCGCCGCTAGTGTTACTCTCGTCGAAATTTCTAACTACGTCGGTGTAGGTCTTCTCCCGATCCCTTATCTTTCTAGAATGCTTGTAGTACTTCATCATAGTATTCTTCGCAACCCTGTTTAGGTACGCGAACAGGCGACCCTTCTCCGGGTCGTACCTGTCTAGCGCTCTCAGTATCTCAATAAAACACTCAGCCTCAACGTCACCCCGGTTGTTTTGAATGTGATAGTTGTAGCTAAACTGCTTGTTGATCATTCCGTTGATAAGCTTTAGAATACTAGGCTTAATCTTTTTAAACGACTCTCCGTCTTTTCTTAACTGGTATTCTCTAACATACTTAGTCATGTCTTTTTCGGAAAAGTACTCTCTTGTAAGCGGCTTAGATTTAGACATACTGTCACCCCGTTTTTCTAACGCGTTTGTTTTATTATACCACAGTAGTCGTTAAATGTAAACAGTAGTCTTGAGCACGGTGTAAAACTCTACTGCCGGTTAGTTTTAAGCGAATTCACTCTCTCTACGGAGATTATATCACACGCAGTAGGAAAAGTACAACTGCTAGCTAACACACGGTTTTTAATGTTGTTTTTTTAAAATGCATTTATAGCAACTAGTGCTATTTATACAGTACTTCTTCGAAAGCCAATTACTTTCTTAAAACTACAGTAAGTTAACTATCGACACTAGTAAAACCCTGCACACACCAAGACGACTCCAATTCTCAAAAAAATTAGTAGCAACGGGTGCTATTTATGCAGGGCTTTTTGAAAACTAGCCGTTTTTCTTAGAGATGTAGTAAGTTATAATTAGACAGTGAGAGTACTCTACATACAGTGTAAGTGTAGAAAGCCTTTATTTAAGTAAGGCGGTGAGTAGTTAGAAGAATTCAAACATGTTTTTAAATTTTTAACGTACAGTGTTTAGTTAACTAAGCTCGAGCAGCGGAGCGCTCCGCGGAGTAGTACAGCTAGAATCTAGATTCGAAAAGTAGCGTAATTATAATAAAGGCTAATACACTAGTAGCATGTGTTAGTAGATGTTGTTTAGTGCCTTAGTGCTTAGTTTAACTGTAGGCGTTTAGCACTCTAGCTTAGCTATGTATAAATAATAATAAAAATATTTATAAATAAATATTAAAAATATTACTAATCATTGCAATATAAAGAACTGGTAATTTATTGATTCTAGAACTTAGATAACATGTTAACTATACAGTGTAAATACTTGTAGTTGTATCGAAGAATTGCTTAGCAATTCTTCGATTGTAACATAAACATGTTTATGTTACACTGATTGATATTAAAAACTATAGCTAAGATATTTAGTTATAGCATTGCTAATAAAAAATATAATAAACAGTACTGTTAATTAAATCAATCAGCACTGCTACGTAGTAATTGTTGCTAACAGTTAGAGTCAAAGAATTGCTAGCATGCTAGCAATTCTTTGACTGGCTCAAAAACATCTAGATGTTTTTGAGCCAATAAATAATTATAACTAGCGTAGTTTTTAAAAATAATATTGCTCTAGAGTAATATATATTAAATAGTTACAAATACAGCGTTTTTTTCACCATAAAAGTATCTCTATAGTTAGAGTGTATTTAGCTAACATAGCAGTGGTTGCTATTCTTTGAAGCAAAGCTATGTACAACATCACCGAAGCGAGTTATAATACAACTAACTAGTCAAGCTTCTACAAAGCGGTAGCTAATTACAGTGTTGGAGGATGTAGGATTGAGTGACAAAAGTATCGGTGAGGGTGTTCGTGCCTTAGTGGAGAGGGTTCATTCGCTGTGGACCGAGAAGTACCGGCCGACTAAGGTTGAGGAACTGGCTGCTAGCAGCGACGTTAAGAAGTTTCTAACCGAGTCGATTAGAAAGCAAGACATCCCCAACCTACTGCTCTACGGTAAGCCGGGGACGGGTAAGAACTCGATTGTCAGCGTTATCCTAAGCAACGTTAAGTGCTCTAAGTTAGTCATTAACGCGTCTGAGGAGCGCGGTATCGACACTATCCGCGACAAGGTGATGGCCTTTGCTACGTCGTCCGCTTGGGGAAACACCCTTAAGGTTGTTGTCTTAAACGAGGCGGACGGCTTGAACTACACGGCTCAGGACTCGCTGCGAGAGCTGATGGAGACTTCCAGCAAGTACTGCAGGTTTATACTCACGTGCAACGCCGTTAACAGGATTAGCGACGCGATTCGAAGCCGGTGTGTAGAGTTTGAAACCCACGTTGAACCGGTCGACGCCGCCAAGCGGTTGGTTGAGATACTCGACAGCGAGGGAGTTAGCTACACCGAGGAGTACGTTGTAAGCGTGATTAAGAAGTACAACTCTGACTTGCGAAAGATTATCAACGAGTCGCAGAAACTACACACTATACACGGGAAGCTAAGCGAAGCCGTACTGAGGGACGGTATTCTAGAGTCTTACCGCAAGCTCTTTGACCAAATATTTACCAAAGCTAGTAGTATTAAGGACATAGCAAAGTTAACTAAGAGGATCATTTTTGACGAAAACATATACACGTCGCTGAAGGACTACTTTGTCGAGAACTACGACATACCCGACGCTATCATCGTCATAGCCGACCACGCCTACAAGTCTAGAGTCGTGGTCGACAGGGACCTCGTGTTTCTAAGCTGCGTTGTTACACTAAAGGAGTTAATCAGCGAGAGTAACGGGTAGTAGAAGGGAGGTATTCCGGTGAACACGTATGTAGACTTAGTTAGCGACATTAAGACTAGTGGGTTTAAGTCTAGCCCGAGAGGGCAGGAAGTAACCGAACTTTTGTTTAAGGACTTAAGGGTGACGAACAGTGAGACTATAGTCAACTCCAAGTTTCGAAACACCGCCGACAGCACTACTCCCGAGGGAAGGTACCTACGCGCGGAGTTTATGTGGTACATGTCCGGCTACCTACAGCCGGACTACATCGCGCGCTTCGGGAGAATGTGGGATAGTCTAAGAAACCCTAAAAGTGAGCGCCGCTACCCACCGCACGAAGTCAAGCTACACGAAAACAAGGTCAACTCAAACTACGGTTACCACGTTTTCTACAAGCCCGTGACTGAGATTCCGATATACAAGTACAACCTGTTAAGGTCATATCCAGACAGCCCGTTCTCGTACGTTGTTAGAACGCTTAACCGGGACCCACACAGCAGGCAAGCTATCATCCAGTACACCCTGCCGAACATATACGAAGACGGTGTTAGGGATTTTACGTGCACCCAAACCCAGCACTTTTTGATAAGGGACGGAAGGCTGTACAACTTAGTACACATCAGGTCTTCGGACGCGGTTAAGGGCTTAACCTTTGACATTCCCTGGTGGGACATAGTAGGGCAGCTTCTGGCTAGGGTGCTGGGTGCGCAGTACAGCGACATGCTGGTACACATCGGGAGCGCGCACTTCTACGAGAGAGACTACGGTTTAATCGACAACTTGCTTAGCAACGGTGTTAGTTGGAAACGGCTGTTGCTGAAGGACCACGCTGAGTTAGTTGAGAACGCGCAGGCTGTCAGCGACGGTATCGCTACGTTTTTTACTAGTGTATACACAGAGTCACGCCGAGAAATAGTAGCGTTAATTAACTCTGTGTATAAGTTACTTAATACAGACTGTAACGCGGAGGTTACAATGCACAGTCACGTTATACCAGCTTACTTAGAGATAGCGCAGGCGTTTGTCTACTTAGCGTCAAAGTTTAACGTAGAGAGTGACGTGTGCGAGCTGTACAACAACGTGTTTTTTAACGCAATGTTTGACGTTGTTTGAGTGCGGAAGAGTAGGCAGGAAGTTAGTAGGGAATTAACAGAAGTTTGTAAACTGACAACTAACAGTGAAAGGAAGGTTTTGCGATGAGTAAAGTAGTACTTAAACCCAGTGATGTTGAGAGCCTAAAATACTTACTAGCGCTGTGTCCAGATACCTTTTCAAGTGTACCGGTAAAGTTTGTCAAGAAGGATGGGGAGAGCGCGGTAGCTATCGAGACTATCGACATTAACGGCGACACGGTGTTTTCCGGAAAGGTAGTAGTCAGTGATTTCGAAGATATTGAGGACAACTCCGGCTTAGTGGTAAGGCTACCGCTCAACAAAGCTCTGATCAACAGCGTGCTGAACTCCGGTTTTGAGGAGCTAACGGTAACAAAGAATAAAATTTCCGCCAAGGGGCCGAGTAAGAAGCTAGACATGGCGCTACTCATGATAAGCGAGGGTGACGTGTTTGAGTTTCCACACACCGGTGAAGAGCTGTACGAGTTAGCTAAGAGTGAGAACGACATCAGGGACTCAAAGTTTACGGTCTTTAGCCCAGAACTGCCGCAGTTAAAGGAACTAGTCGACATGGTGTCAGTCTTGTCAGACTTAGACGCTCTAGAGTTTAGGGAAAAGAGCGGTAAGCTTACGATACTGGGTAAGGATGTCTTGGGTAACGAGTTTCAGTACACGCTTGGAGTAGAAGTTGACCCAG